ACGTGGTATGTGGATCGGATTGGGCGTATTAAACGTTTTCTATCTAATTGTTAGAATTTACGAACAGGTCTTTGGTTGGAGAGCTGGACTAGATTCATTCGCTCCAGAGTTTCAGACATATTGGATGTCTATTCTTTGGACAGAGATTCCACTTGAATTAGTCTCAGGACTAGGACTTGCCGGATATCTTTGGAAGACTAGAGATCGTGATCTCGCCAATGTGTCTCCACGTGAGGAGACTCGACGGTTAGTTACTCTTGTTCAGTGGCTTGTTGTATACGCAGTAGCAATTTACTGGGGTGCATCATTTTTTACTGAGCAGGATGGAACATGGCACATGACTGTTATCCGTGATACTGACTTTACTCCTAGTCATATCATTGAGTTTTACATGAGCTATCCAATTTACTCAATCATCGCAGTTGGCGCATTCTTCTATGCAAGGACTCGAATCCCTTACTTTGCTAAAGGATATAGTCTTGCATTTTTGATCGTTGCTATCGGACCATTTATGATTATCCCTAACGTCGGTCTTAACGAGTGGGGTCATACATTCTGGTTCATGGAAGAGCTTTTCGTAGCACCATTACATTGGGGCTTCGTGTTCTTCGGCTGGATGGCACTTGGTGTATTTGGTGTTGTTCTCCAGATTTTAGGTAGATTGCATGCCCTTCTTGGGAGAGAAGGAAGTGCTCTAATCGCTTAATAAAAAATATTTGAGGGGAGGGCTTGACTTTCCCCTCAAATATATTATAAGTTATTTAAATTTGCATTTGTCGCCGTGGTATCTGGCATAATTCCCTAAATCCATAATTTTTGAACAGTGGGGACATTGTTTCTTTTGTTTGAATCCTAACAAAATGCTTGGAAATCCTTTATCAGATCTTGGTTTGTGTTTCTTGTGAACCTGTTTCTTACCTTTGTTCCAAGCTAGTTTACCTCTCCAGGCATTTCCGCATTTTAGTTTTTCTGTTTCAGACATATTTCTTCCGGAGACTCCATCTCCTCCGTCAGTTCGGTTCATCAAAATACCAGTATTATTGTCTTTTCTTCCATACCAACGAATATATCTGCGCTCTAATGCCAGAGCACCAATTTCTGATAAATTAGACTCTAATATTACTATTTTGGATTGATCTTTCGGAGAGCGGATATTTTTATGTTTGACAAAGGCTCTATTTCCTTTGCCCTTACCAATGTAATAGGGTTCGCCTTTTTTAGAAATATAGGCGTATACGTAATAAATATCCATGCTGGACCTCCTTAACAGGTGTAGAGTCCATGGAGCGGCAACTCGCGATGGACAATTATATTTATAAAAGTATTGACTTTATGAACATTATATATTATATTAATATGATAGACGCCTAAAAGGGTCTATACGATAAAATTTTCGCTTAATAGGAGAAAAAATATGACTCACAATGCATTACTACCTTGGGACACTGCTCATTTTGATAAATTCTTTGTTGGAGCAGATAAAGTTCTAAAGAATCTTCATACCGCTCACGAAGCATACGCTAAGAGCGTTCCCGGATATCCTCCATATAATATCGTTAAGAATGATGAAAATAACTACACCATTGAATTGGCTGTGGCGGGATTCGGTAAACATAATCTTGATATTGAATTAGCAAATAACACCCTTGTTGTGAAAGGTGGATTCACTGTTGATGAGATCGATCCTGCGGATCATCCAATTGAATATATATGGAAGGGTATTGCTGATCGTGTGTTCACTCGTAAGTTTACTTTGGCTGATACGGTTGAGGTGAAAAATGCTGAATATATCAACGGGATGCTTAAAATCTTTCTGGAAAATGTTGTTCCTGAAAATAAGAAGCCCAAGAAGGTATCGATTAAGTAGTCTCCTAAATAAGGAGAGAGGCCCACCTCTCTCCCTTTTTGTTTTAGGAGATCGTAATGTCAGAGAAATGTAAAGAATTATTTCCTCATCAAGACAACAATAGTTTAAATGAGTTTTATGGTAATCCTATGGGTAGAAACGGTCAAGTTTCCCCTAAATGGTATTCTCAGAATATTGTAAGATGGGCACCTCCTTATCCTATTTGGTTTTCTGTTAACTTAAATCAACAGCTAAAAACTTTAAGTATTCATAAAAAGTGTGTATCAGTTTTTGATGCAGCATATAAAGATGTATTGAATCACTTTGGGATAGAAAAGATTAAACAATTAAGATTAAATATTTCTGGCGGTGCTTATATGTATCGCCTTGAACGTGGTGGTTCAAATTTATCAGTACATGCTTGGGGATGTGCCATAGATATGGATCCAGTACATAACCCATTCCCTCACCAATGGAAACCAGGAATGATTGATCCCACATTTTGTCAGATTTTAGAAAGTCATGGTATATGGTGGAGAGGGGAAAACAACGATATCGATCCTATGCATTTTCAGTGCTGCTGGAGAGATTAATTATTAGAAAGGTTATAGTATGAAAATTACTTTGCGAAATTTGTTGGTTTGGGCAGCATTTATTGCTGTTTGTGGAGCTATATTTGTGGCTTCAGAAAATCAACAAGAACATAAAATAAACACAACAGAAATTACTTATTCTGAGTTATTGGATAAAGTAGAACAAGGCGAAGTCCATGACGTTATTATTAATGGAAATGATTTAACAGGTCATTTTAAACAGAACAATAGATCTTTCGAAACTGTTATTCCTAATAATTCTAATATCTATAATAGATTAGAGAATCATAATGTTCAAATTACAGTCGAAGCAGAAAGAGAAAGAAGTTTCTGGTCTAGCCTATTCATTCAGTCATTTCCTATAATATTATTTGTTGTAGTTTGGATTTTTATTGCTAGACGTATGGGTGCTCGCAATGGTGGTGGCGCTATGTCTTTTGGTAAATCAAAGGCAAGACTTCTTAATGAAGAAGAAACTAACGTAACATTTGAAGACGTTGCTGGTGTTGATGAAGCAAAAGAAGATCTTCAGGAAATTGTAGAATTTCTATCAAAACCTGATAAGTTCCATAACCTTGGAGGTAAAATTCCTCGTGGCGTTCTTCTTATTGGTCCTCCCGGAACTGGTAAGACGCTTCTTGCTAAAGCAGTAGCAGGAGAGGCAGGAGTGCCATTCTTTAGCATCTCCGGCTCAGACTTTGTTGAAATGTTTGTTGGCGTTGGTGCTAGTCGAGTTCGAGATATGTTCGAACAAGCAAAGAAGAATGCGCCCTGTATTATTTTCGTTGACGAAATTGATGCTGTTGGCAGAAACCGTGGCACTGGTTATGGTGGTGGTAATGATGAAAGAGAACAAACTCTTAATGCATTACTTGTAGAAATGGATGGCTTTAACGAAAATGAAGGTATCATAGTAATAGCAGCAACAAATCGTGTTGACGTTCTTGATCCTGCTCTACTTCGTCCTGGTCGTTTTGATAGGCAGATTACTGTCAGTAATCCTGACTTTATTGGACGTGAGAAAATCCTTAAAGTTCATTCTCGCAATGTTCCTCTTGGACCTGATGTTGATTTGAAAATTGTTGCTAAAGGAACACCTGGTTTTAGTGGTGCTGATTTGATGAATTTGGTTAATGAATCTGCATTACTAGCTGCTCGTCGTTCTAAGAAAATTGTAACAAAACAAGAGTTTGAAGATGCTCGTGATAAAATTCTTATGGGAGCAGAACGTAGAACTCTTCTTATGACTGAAGAAGAAAAGAAAATGACTGCTTATCATGAAGGTGGACATGCTCTTGTTTCAGTTCATATGCCAGGTTCTGTTCCAATTCATAAAGCCACAATTATTCCTCGTGGTCGTGCTTTGGGTATGGTTCAATCTTTACCAGAACGAGATCAAGTTTCTCAGTCTTATCAAGAGATGATTGCTCATCTAGCTATGGCTATGGGTGGTCGTGTTGCTGAAGAAATTATTTTTGGTTCTGATAAAGTTAGTTCAGGTGCTGCTGGTGATATTGAACAAGCAACAAGACTTGCAAGAGCAATGGTCACTCAGTTTGGTTTTTCTAAAAAACTAGGAAATGTGTCTTACGTAAAGAACAGAGAAAATCCTTTCGAAAGAGATATTTCCGAAGAAATGCAAAGGACTATTGATGCTGAAGTACGTCGTTTTGTTCAAGAAGGTTACGATACTGCTAAAAGGATTATTACACGTAATCGTAGGCAGCTTGACATCTTAGCTAATGCTCTTATCGAATTTGAGACGTTATCTGGAGAAGAAATTAATGACTTATTGATTGGTAAAAGACCATCTAGAGAATATTAAACTTGACAAAACAATAAAAATATAGTATATTAAAATTATGTGTTATTTTGGGAGTTTTAATTGTCAAGATTTTATACGAATATTTTCCAGACAGGTAATAAAATTTATGTCAGAGGTTATGACAAGGGATTAAAGTTTAAAGAGGTAGTGGATTATAAACCATATCTCTTTATACTTAGTCAAAAAGGTAAATATAAAACTATCGATGGCAGATCTGCAGAAAAGATTGAATTCGACGATATCAGAGATGCCAGAGATTTCGTAGAAAAATATAAAGAAGTTAGTAATTTCGAAATATTCGGACTAACTTCTTTTCCTTATCTATACATTTATGATAATTATAAAGGTGATATTGATTACGATCCTAAGATAATGAATGTTGTTACTCTTGATATTGAGTGTGGTGGTGATGATGTTGTTGGCTTTCCTAGTATAGAAAAAGCAGATCAACAGATTACCGCCATTACTATTCATTGTAGAGGAAAGACAGCTTCTTTTGGTCTAAAAGATTTCAAGAGTAATCAAGAAAATGTATTTTATCTAAAGTGTAAAGATGAATATGATTTAATACAAAAATTTTTAAAAGTTTGGGAATCAGAC